CTGGAGGATCACGACGCCGGTCGTCTTGTCGGCGATTGCATAGCCTCGCGATTTCTCGGGTGCGGGTCCGGTCTCGGTGGTGCGCTCGACTCGGTCGAGGAGCTCACGGACGGACGTCCCGAGCACTGCAGCAAGGCGTTCAACTTCCGGCAAGGTCAGATCTCGGCGTTCGTTGAGCTTGAGGGACAGGCTCGCGCGGCTCATACGAGCGCGGGCAGCAAGCTCCGTCTGAGAGATGCCCAGCTCACGGGCCATGCTCTTGATTACGGCTGCGACCGTCATCTCATAGTTCCTTTCTACATTTGTAGACCAATGGCTACTATATAAGTCTACATTTGGAGATTTTGCAACTTGTTTTCGTGTGACATGGATCTACAAAAGTAGATATGCTTACCTCATGGGAAGCAGATCTCTTAAATCGAGTCCCTTTGAACGCGCTGTCTTAGCTGTACTCAAGGAGCGTCTGCAAAGTCTGGACCTCACTATCGACCGCCTCGCTGAGCGCGCCGGGATTACACGCGCGCGCTGCTACAAGATCTTTGCTGGCGACACTGTTTGCACTATGAGCGACTTCGGTGCGATGTGTGAGGCGCTCGGAGTTAGCGGCGCCGATGTAGCTGCCGAGGCCGAGCAGCGCCTCTCGGCCGAGGCCTCTCCGGAATAGCCTCCACGTCCTCGTGCGAGCTGTAGACTGCCCATATAGGTAGGTCTTACTCAAAGGAGGAGCTATGCACCGCCCTAAAGGCGCTTTCCGCCTCTACTCATCCGATCCTGCGGAGATCATCTGCACTGACACTGAGCTCCTGTATGACTCGAAGCGGCGCGGTGAGCCAATCCAGCGGATCCCGCTGACTGATGTCGTCAGCGTTGAGGTCGAGGACGGCGAGGCGGCGCAGGCGCGCGTTACTGCGACGCGCCTCGTCGCGCTCGGTATTTTCGCGTTCGCTGCGAAGAAGAGGAGCGGCGGGGATAAGTGGCTCATGATCGAGACACGGCAAGCGCTGCTGACTCTCCATTTCGAGCGCAAAGCCGTCGACGGGCTCATGCGCTTCGTTGCGCATACGCGCGCCGCCGTGAAGGCCGCACAGTCCCAACCTGCACCCGCAGCCCCGCCCGCGCCTGCCCGCTGGACCGGCACACCTCAGCAGCCCGCCCCGAAGCCGGGCGGCTGGGGCCGCATATTCCGTTAATCGTTGTGGCGCTGTAGTGGCGCACGCAGATCGGTGCGCCCATTTTTCGGCGCGGATAGGGGCCTCTGTTTCGATTCCCCCCATCTCCACAAACACCCCGGAGTCTCATTGAGATTCCGGGGTTTTCGCTGCCCTCACGCGGTTTGTCGCGCTTTCGGACAGGCCCTCTAATGCGTCAGGATGTATCAGGAGATACTATTGCTAGTGGCGCAGGCGTGGCGCAGTGTGTGGAAAAAGATTCTGCGCCACTTCCCCGACGAGGAGACAGACATGAGCGGACGCCGAGCCTTCGGCTCGATCCGGAAAGCCCGCAGTGGACGCTTCGAGGTCCGGTACACAGGCCCCGACGGCGGCAAGTACACCGCCGGGCGGTCTTTCATCCGCAAGACCGACGCGAGTGCTTTTCTCGCACACGTTGAGGCCGAGATTAGCGAGGGTACCTGGACCAGCCCCAAAGAAGCCCGCGAGCGCGATCGCGCGCAGGAGGTCGCCGCCGAGCGCGCGGCGATCACTTTCGCGGCGTGGTCTGAGCGGTGGCTCGCGTCCCTCGAGCGACTAGGCCGTACCCCTAAGACTATCCAGACGCACACCTATCGTATGAGGCAGCTCGTCCCAGTCTTTGGCGCGATGCCGCTCGGGTCAATCAGCGTCGAGGACGTCGATTCCTGGTATCAGCGCATCTGGGAGGTCAAGGGGCCTGGCGTCGTGCGCCCGATCTATATGACCTTGTCTGCGTGCATGAGCGCCGCGGTTAAGTCCGGTCTCATCCCAGTGAGCCCGTGCAAAGTGCCCGAGGGTCAGAAGCATCGGCCCGTGCGCGAGCGTGAGCGGCAGGTCGCGACGCCCGAGGAGGTTCGCGCCGCCGCTGACTCCATGCCTGCGCGACTGCGCATCACGATCCTTCTCGCTGCCTGGTGCCAGACGAGGCTCGGCGAGCTGATCGGCTTGCAGCGACGGGACTTCGATCTCGACTCCACGCCCGCGATAGTCCGGATCGAGCGGCAAGTGCAGTACCTGACTGGCGAGGGGCCTGTCGAGCTGCCCCCGAAGAGCGCCGCCGGCGTCCGCGAGATCGTCATCCCCGCGTCGCTCGTCCCTACCCTGCGAGCGCACCTTGATTCCTACGTCGAGCCGGACGCTACGGCCTGGCTCCTCTGCTCTGAGCGCTCGGTCCGACTCCCGCTTCATCCGAATACCCTCCGTAGGGCATGGGAACGTGCGCGTGAGGGCGCCGGCATCCCTTGGCTCAAATTCCACGACCTCCGGCACACTGGCCTCACGATCTTTGCGCAACAGGGCGCCACACTCGCTGAGCTGCTCCACAGGGGCGGGCACAGCGACGTCGATGTCGCACTGCGCTATCAGCATGCAACCCGCGAGCGCGACGCCGCTCTAGCGGCGCGTATGGACTCGCATGTCCTCATCTGATGCTGTTTTGTAGATCACATTCAATTTCGCTTGCACTATACGTCGGGAACGATGTATAGTTAATGTATCGGGAGGGAACAAGCCCCCCGAACCTCAAAAGGAGACACTGAAATGACCACCGCAAACTGGACCAAGGCAGAGCGTTTCGACGGTGACAACGCCCTCATTGCCGCCGATCTCGACAACGGCGCACGCGCCGTCATCTACGGCGATTACCAGGACGAGATCAAGATCAGCCTGATTATCTTCGACTGCGCCCTGCCGGGCGGCAGCGCCTCGACCGACAACACCCAGGAATGGCCGCTCGTCGAGCGGTACATCCCCCGCGTCGAGTGGCCCGCCGAAATCTGGGGCGGCTACCATGGCCCCGCCGAGCGTACCCCCGCCCCCGAGGTTGCCGCCGCCGTCGCCCAGTACGTCGCCGAGACGAACGCCTGGCTGGCCGAGGACTGACCTACAAGTTAAGGACCCCACGCCCACAATAGGACGCGGGGTCCTTCCTAACCCAGGAGGATAAGTGACCGAACCGCTGACACCCGTAGGTATGCGTTGCCGCCGCGAGGCCCTCGGCCTCACCCGCGCCGACCTCGCAAAGATCCTCAACGTTAACGAGGGGGTGATCCGATCCTGGGAGATCGGGAAGAGCGAGCCGCGCGACCCCCTCGGTGTCCACATGGCCCTCGGCGCACTGGAGGACAATGCGCTCGAGTGCCTCGACGAGCTTCTCGCACCCATCGAGGACCAGGATGAGACCGTCCGCAGCCTGCCGACCGCACTCATCGCCTACTCTACGCAGGCAGACTACGAGCAGCACACGCGCTGGGCGCAGCGCCTGCCCGTCGCAGCCTATCGCGCCTGCGTCGGTCGGGCCTTCCAGCTACTCAGCGACGACAACATCCCCGTCGAAATCGTCTCCCCCTACGACTGACAGGACTATCCATGCCCACTGAATACCTCAGTAGCGCCACCGTTGCACAGCGCACCGGCCTTGCCATCGCAACTATTCGCTCGTACATCCTCAAGGGCTTGATGCCGGAGGCGGATGTTTTCATCACGACCCCATCCGGACCGCTGCGCGGATGGTCGCCCGAGACAATCGACGCCTGGCTTGCGTCGCGTCCTGGTCGAGGAGCACGCACCGATCTCACCAAGTAGCGCACATCACATTCAACCCCTCTTGCACTATACATCGCGCACGGTGTATAGTTAAGGCATCGGGAGGGAAAGCCCCCCGAACCTCAAAAGGAGACAGAGACATGGACATGCACGCCGCCACCCAAGCATTCAATGAAGCCGCCACCAAGGCATGGACCAGCTGCGACACCGTCGATATCCCCGGCTGCCCCGGCTGGGCATTCAACGGACCTGCCCGCCCCACGGAGGAGTTCTTCGTCGCTATCAGCTACGACGGCCGCGAAATCGCCCGCGCCTACGGCGACGAAGCCGATCCGATGTCGATCCACTTCTACCCGACACCGCGAGAGATCGTCACGCATGACGACTTCAAGTGGATCATCAAGATGATTCGTCGAGGCTTCCTCCTCAGCCTCGACTCAGAGTTCAGCTACTGGCTCGCGAACTGCGACTGCTCCAGCTACCACTGGGATTTCGATCCCGGAATCGGAGTGACAGCCCCCGCCAAGGCCTGACAACAAGGGAAGGCCCCCACCACCCGAGCACTGGGTGGTGGGGGCCTCCTTGTCTGCGTCGGCTACGGATGCACGCGGGAAGGGAACGACGCCATGAGTCCGGACGCTCCCTTTTCGAGCGCAGCCCTGGCTTGGCCCTCGTTCGTGATGATGTGCGCGATCGTCGGTTTCCCGGTTGCGTTGATTCGGTTCCAGACGTCGGCAGACGCTGACCACTCCATACCGATCACGTCCCAGGAGCCGAGGGGCGCCGCGGGGACTTCGGCGGGATAAAGCATCGCCATAGTGCGGTATCCGCGCGCTTTCGCGCGAGCCGCGCTCGTGCCCTTGGCGAACACCTTCCAGATGACGCGGCGCTCCGGGTGCCCGCCGAAGGCTGTGTCCAGATACTCGAAGATTTGCTCCTCGGCCTGTAGATCAGCTACGTTCCGCTGATCCTCAGAGGACGTCGTCTTATGATCGATTGCCAGGACAACGTCATCGGGGATCTGATCGACGATGTCCCGCAGGCGCATAAACGGCCCCGTGCCCTGCTGCAGAGTCTTGAGCGTGCTCCACGGCGTGGACCAGATCGGTAGATCTGATCCGGGCACGGTTCTCGTCGTTTTCCAGTCGTGGATCGCGATGAACTCTGCGGGCTCGCCGTTCGGCCCCTTCGCACAGAGCCGGACCGATATCTCCAGCGCCTTGAAGCCCGCGCGCAGCGAGGCATCGAGACCCCGCTGCGTGAATTCCGGATACTCTGTTCCGCCCATCCTATGGGCGATGTAGAAGGGCCTCTGCTTGAGGAATTGCTCGACGACGTCCGTTGCGGCTGGCGTGACCGGGGTCGTCGCCTCACGGCGACGCAGGAGAAGATCCCCTCCGTCGCGCCGTCGGCGGCGCACGACCCCGGGCACATCCCCGCCGTCACGTCGACGGCGATAGATCGTCACCTCAGCCACGGGCGACCACCTGGACACCGATTCCGTTCGAGCCCTGGATGTTCGGGTACGTCACGACGAGGTCGGCGGGAGCGGCTGCGGTTCGCTTCGCGAGCGTCACCGTCTGATAATTCAGACCCTCCTGCGCCGCAAACTCCAGCTTTTCCCAACCCTCCGAGACCGTGACCTGGTCCGAAGTTTCGCCCGCACTCGTGCGCTCGAAGGTGAAGCCGAGCGCGAGGCCCGCACCCGCGAGCGCTGGTGCCGTGCAGGTCTTGGTCTCGACTGGCTCGGCCTGTCGTTTCTTGACGGTGCCGGCCTCGATGCGGGAGGCGCCGCGTACTGCGGCTGCGGCCCATCCGATTTCAGCGTTCTGGGACATCGTGATCGTGATCGTGGGTACCCAGGGCCCGGTGATGATGGTCGCGCTCATTGTGCCGACCCAGTACGGGTCGACGAGCGTCGTCCACCCCTGGGGGAGGTTGGCGGTCGCGCGACCGCCTTGAGCCTTTTCGTTGATGCCCAGGACAACCTTGTCGCCTGCCTTGCCGTCGAGCTTGACGGTGATTGTCTGTCCGACAACGGAGCCCGAGCTATGAGCAACGACGGTGGGGCCTGCGGCGGGTGCGGGGCCGGGCGTCGGGGTCGGCGGCTGCGCGGGCGACGCTGCGGCGGCGAGGAAGTATATCGCGCCGTCGGGCAGGCGCTGTGCTTCTGCTTCGGTGGCGACGACGGTGATGCCGACGCCTGTGAGCGCGGACTGCAGCTCGGCCTTGGTCGCGAGGCCGGTCAGGTCCGAGGCGTGCGCGACGCCCGCGACGTCTGACTTCGTCGCGTACCCGGACAGCTCGGCCTTCGTGGCGAGGCCGGTCAGGTCGGAGCGCTTGGCTACTCCGACGACCTCGTCCTTCGTCGCGTAGGCCGTGAGGTCTGCGCGAGTAGCGAGGTCGGCAACCTGGCGAGTGGTTGCGTAGCCGGCCAGTTCCTCGCGTTTCGCGAGGCCCCGCAGTTCTGCCTTCGTCGCGTAGTCGGTCAGGTCGACTCTGCCGCCGGCTGCGGCTGTCGCTACCTCTGCCTTCGTCGCGTAGCCGGAGAGCTCAGCCTTCGTGGCGAGAGGGGCAACCGCTCGGGCGATCGCTTTATCGGCGCCCTGCTTGGTGTAGATCGTTGGTCGTGCTGCCATTGCTCAGGCTCCGATCTCGAGTGTGTCTCCGTCGCCGGAGGGTGTGCCGGTCAGTGTGAGGGTGTCTCCGTCGCCGGCGATCTCGACGACGCCCGTACCAGGGACCGGCGCGGGAGACGGGGTCGGCGACGTGGCACCGGAGAAGATCTGCGCGAGGTTGTAGGCGACACCCGGGCGCAGGGAGACAGTCGCTTCGCGGAGCGTGCGACCCGGGATCGCGAGACGCAGATGCACCTGCGTCTCCTCGCGGATATCGAGGGGGAGGACGATCTGCCCTCGCATGTCGGCCTGTCGGGCGACCGGCCCGCCCGCGAGGACAGCGAAGCTCTCGCCGGTCCCTGCGAGCGCGGCAACGATATAGGCCTGCGGCTCGGGAGTGCCGTCAAGCCTTCCGACAGCACCCGAAATTGTCGTGGTCACTTCTGATTCACTTTCTCTTCGAGTCTGTCCAGGCGCTCATGCAGGCGCGCGTGCGCGTCGTGAGAGTGCTCATCGGTATTCCGCTGAGCCGCCTCACGAGCGACGCGCTCGTCGTGAATCTGCTCTGCCATGCGCATGCCTCGTTCGTCTATTCGACCGACGCGGGACTCGACTGCTTCGAGGCTCTTCCCGTGATTGCTGAGCCGCCCGCCGCCGCGCCCCGGCTGACCGGCGAGCGCCCCGACGTGGCCGGTCAGCTCGCCGATCTGGTCCGAGACCGCGTGTACGGTCTCGATCGCACGGTCAAGATCATCCCTGATGTTGGTGTCGTGATCGTTGGAGACCTGCGCGTCCGCCGAGCGGGCGGCGGCGCGGGCCTCCTCGACACCCTCGAGGACGTGCGCGAACTTGGCTTCGAGCCATCGGCGCACCTGGCTCGCGATCAGGGCGATGACACCTGTCATCGCGACGATGACGGCGACGATGAGTGCGGCCAGCGCGTCTGTCACTTTCGGGTCCGCGAGCAGCTCAGTCACGGCTGGCCTGAGAGGCCCCGTCAACTACCCGGGTCGAAGGAACGGCATCAGCGGCGGCGCGAACCTCCTCAACGGACTCACCGCCGGGTGTTACAGCGCCGACCCAGTCGATGAGACTCACTCCGTTAATGCGGACGGCGGAGAGCACCTGGAAAACGCTCCACGCGATGCCGAGGAAAACGCCGGCCTGTGCGATGAACAGGCGCCAGGTAGCCGGATAGGTGCCGGACACCCACACTGCGAGAGAGACGATGACTGCGACGACGGCCAGAAGCGCCTTACGGCGGGCCGGGGTCCAGTACGGACGGTCCAGCGCCGCTTGGACCATCGGCCAGATGAGGCCGACGACGACGGTCGTCAGGAACGGATCGGCGTGCAGCCCGAGAAGCAGATCGTTCATGTCAGTTTCCCTTCTCCGCGCCCGCGAGCGCGGTGTTAATTGCGGCGTTGGTTGCGGGGCCGTAGATTTCGTCGTCGTCAACGCCGACGGCGCGCTGGAGGTTGCCGACGACGCGGTCGTGTGCCTCGTCGGAGAGGTCGCCCCAGATGCCGTCGGCCTCGGCACCGATCACTGACTGGACGTACTCCACGCCGAACGGGAACTGTCGCCCACCCCAGGAGCTTGCGGCGACGACGGCGTAGATGCGCTTCGTGGTATCGGAGCCGATGATGTTGTCAGCGGTCGCGCCGACAGCGGCCTGTAGCGCCGTAATATCGGTGTAGCCCGCCGTGGTGGTCGCGTCGCCGTAGTGCGGGCGGATGACTGCGCAGACGGAGTCCCAGTCGCGGGTGCGGCGCCATACGCCGCCGCCGTTGCCCTGCGAACCCGCAGCGCCCGAGCTGGTGTTGCCTTCGATGGTTTGGATCCACCCGCCGTAGTTGGCCTCGACAAGGCCGACGTGATCGGCAATGCCGTCACCGTCCCAGTCGAAGCAGATGAGATCTCCGGGTGCGGCCTGCGTCATCGGCTCCACGAGGCGTCCCTCGCGGGCGGCTGCGTTGATGCCGTAGGGCACGTAGGCGAAGTCACCGCCGGGGACGACGGATGCGCCGTCGTCGTCGGTCAGGCACCAGGACGCGAACATCGCGCAGAACGGGACGCCGCTCGTACCGTAATACGCGCCGTGCTTGTCCGCGTACCACCTGCCATACAGGGAGCCTTCCTCGGGATCGTCCCAGCGGGTATAGCCGATCTGGCTTGCGGCCCAGGCGAGGGCCTTGCTTGCGGTCATGGTCATCGGGAAACCTCCTCGTAAGGGATGTAGATCGGTTCGGCGATGTCGGGCGGCGTGTTCGTCGCGGGCGTCATCGACGCCATGAGCTGCTCGATGTTCTGTTCCATTTGTTTCTCCTCTTGGGTGTAGGAAAGCCCCCGGACGGGCTTGTCCGAGGGCGTGAAAGATCAGGTGGGGTGTCAGTAGCCGACTGCAACCCAGGAGTAGGCGTGACGGCCTGTGGTCGTGACCCCCGGCAGCATCGCACGGAAGCCATTCCTGGTCATCGAGTCAAGGCAGAACTGCTGGGCATTCTTGAAGTTCCAGCCTCCCGACCCCGTCCCATACAACGGCGTGAGCGTGACAGACACGCATTCGGTCGGGAAAGGCGTCTGGAATGTTACAAAGTCAAGATATAGATTCCCGAACGCAACCTCCGTCGCCGATGTCGCGACCCTGCCCGCCTTGATGAGGCCATTCCGCACGCCGGCGCTCAGGCCACTGCCGACAGGCACGTCTCCTGTCGCCGCTAACTCCATCTGCAGATTTGACTCGCCCGACCAGCGGCGACCATCCCACACGCGGATAGCGTTCAGATCAGTCCTCCAGACATACACAGGCTGCGCAGGGGACGCGGTGAGGCCCACGCCCGCGAGCGCGGCGACGTACTGGGAGGCGGCTGTCTCGGACGCGCAGGCCTTGTATGACGGGATGGACAATGAGAGGTCGAGGAGGTCTTGTCGGCGGGCCGGGTCGGTGGGGGAGGGTACCTTGTGTCCGCGCTGGTCCTGGTAGCTCATGGGGCACGCCTTTCTGCGGGTTTGGTGGGGAGTGTTTCGGTGTAGTCGATGGTGAGGGCTGCGCTGTCGCCGCCCTTGATGATGCCGCCGTAGGCCGCGCCGACGAGTGCGAGGCCAGCGCCCGCCGGGATGGTCTTTGCCAGGGCAGTTATGTCAACCTGCGCCTGCGTGGCGTTGACGTTGATTGTCTGTGTGGCGCCGGTTGGCTGCGGCCCCGACTCCGAGTAGGCGGCGGGTTGAATCACGAGTGCCCAGGGTGGGATATGCGACGCGGGCCGGACGGTGAGCAGTGCCCGGGTTATCGTGATCGTTCCGAGGGCTTCGAGCTGGCGACCGTAGGTGATGAGGCCCCTGAGTCGCTGGCCTGCTGGGTTGGTGCCCTGCCAGGCTCCGCCGTCGCCGTACCTTGACCATCCGGCATTTGTCCAGGTGCCCATCCACTGCGGCGTGAGCACCGCGTGCCGTGTGACCGGCTTAGGTTCGGGCGTTTTCGGGACAGCCGGGAGCGGTCCTTCGGGGGATGGGGCAGGCCCGAGCGCGTGGACGGGGCGCCCCGTGTCGGGGTCGAGGAGCACGTGCGCGGTTTTCACGCCTGCCCAGTTGACGGCGGTCGCGGGGATCTGGACCCCGGCGCCTCCGTATAGGGATACGATGAGCTGTCGCCCGCCTTCGACGAGGTCGACGATTCGCGCGATCGCTGTCGTTGACCTGTCCGACCCGTACCTGGGCGGCAGATCATCGGGCGTCGAGGAGATTAGGTCCATGACTCGTACTGTCATAGGGTCACCTCCACGTCTGTTTTCTGCGTTCCCTTGTACGTGAGGGGCACTTCGTATGCAGTCACGAGGCCCCAGAGGGTTTTCGGCTCAGCAGCGAGAACAGGTTGCGTGACGATCTCGATAGGCTGATCGAGTGCGACGCGCGGATCTGGCGCGTGCTCGACCGGGACTTTCACTTTTCGGCGGATCGACTCAGCGAGCATCGCCTCAGCGGTCTTGCGTGCCTGCTCCTGCGACGTGATGAGCGGCGAGGAGAAGAAGCGGGGGACGACGCCGTAGGGGCCGTCGGTACGCATCGGGCCTGTCGTCTGGTCCGCGACCGCCTGGAACGCGGGCGCGCCCTCGTCGTGCCCGTCCTGGCCGCGCGCGACGACCCTGTTATAGACCTTGTCGCGGGACACCTGCGAGGAGACGCCGACGACGGTTCCGTCCAGGTCGTCAGTGAGCCGCAGCTTCGGCGGAGAGACTGGCGGCGAGACCGGCGGGGTCACGTACAGGATGCCGTCGCCGCCCTCGCGGATCGACGCAGGCCAAGCCTTCGCGATCTCGTAGATTGCGTCGATACGGGATTCGCCCCATGTCATTGAGGGGCACCAGCGGTCCACTAGGGCGGTGTCAATCACGACTCCCATGTGCCCGCCGACGAGGCGACGGATCTCGGACGCGAGCGTCCCATTCCACACGGGGGAGAGCGGCGTCGTGAGCCTATCCTCCTCAAGGCGGTGCATCAGCGACTTGCCCGTCACCCGCACGGTCGAGGGGCCGGGATCAACCGACGTGATGAGGAAGCGGCCTAGCTGCACGTCCCACCAGCCGCCCCCGGGAATCACCGACGCGATCGTCAGTGTGACGTGCAGCGTCTGCCCGAAGCACGCGAGCGGATGCGTTGGGTCCGTAGGATCCCAGTCCCGCCAGTCCTCATCCTCGCTCGCCGAGCCGACGCGCGGGACCGTGAGCGAGAGCGAGCCCTGCACCTGCTGGGTCGCGTCCCAGGCGACCGAGCCGTCCTCGACGGGCACCTCACCGAGGTACTCGTCCCCGAGCCATGACTCGACCGTCGCCTGCAGCGTATAAGCAGACGAGAGTAGATCGTCCGGGATGCGCGCGTCCGGTCCGGTCAGGCTCATTGTTCCTCCTGCCAGATCGTGCGGTCGAATCCCTCCCACGTGAGACGGCGCGCATCGAGCGCCTGCCAGGTGAGAGCGCGACCGTCAAAGTCCGTCCACGTCGAGAGCGCAAGGAGCGTCGAGGCCTGCGGCAGCGACGTGATCGTGCCCTTGATCGTCCACGCGCGCTCCGCGACATCGATCCGCGCTGCGCGCTCCATCGATACCGCCGTCGGCGACATGAGCGTCACCAGATCAACATCACAGACACCCGCCCTGCACTGCACGCAGTGCTCGGGATTGTGGAACAAAGCGACGGGGGTCGGCGTTCCCAGCAAGAGCTTGAGCGCGGGCGTGTCCTTGAGATTCGTGCGAGCGGTGAGCGAGACAGTGCCTGCGCCCATTGTCGGTGCGTACACCATGACCGGAGTTCGCCTGCCCGGCACCTCATGCTCGGTCAGCCTCATCTTCATCTCGCGCTGATCTGTGCCCTGCCAGAGCAAGTTGACCGGCATTTTGCCCGCAGTGTCCGTCATGAGCGAGAGGCCCTGCCAGCGGCGCACGACCGGCGATGACTCCACCTCGACGCCCCGAGACGTCGTCAGACGGTACCTAAATTCGGTGTTGATCGGAGCGAGAGAATCACCGATCACACGCTGCTCGCCCGTCCCGGTCCACACGCCCGCGCGTGGGATCCACTTGAAGCCCGTCGATGCGATTCCCTCGACGTAGCAGGCCGTGCCCGCTGGTGCGAGCGCCGCCGGGATGACGACCTGGACTCGCGGGGCCTGGCCGTCCTCGACGACCGCGACCGGCTCGCGCGTCATATCCAGCGCGGCCTCAACCTCACGCGATGTAGACAGACCCTTCGAGCCTGTCCACTGGTGAGTGATCGCGCGCTGGGTGTATCCGATCCGCTGCTGAGGAGTGTCCCCGTCGAAGAAGTCCGCAGCGTCAGCGACAGCCTCCTCGACGGTCGCCGCAGCAACGATCATGACATCGTCCAGGTGGACCCAGCCGGGCTTGTTATCGCGCGCCCCCGAGGTGTGGACCTCGAAGCGAACACGCGCCTGGGTGGCGCCCGGCGGGGCCACGTGGACCCACGTCGGGCGATCGCCCTCCGCGCTCGACGTCAGCAGCAGCGGCGCGGGCGCTGCCTGACTCCGGCCCGCGACCGTCCACTCGACGCGGACAGCGAGGCCAATCCCAGGACTCGTGCGAACAAGCGCTGACACAGCCAACGCCTGCCCCGCCGAGACCGGGACCGGGGACACTCCAGGCGTAGCGACCTGCCCCTGCAGCTGCGCCGGCACGTCGACCACCAGATAGGTAGGTGACTGCCGCTGATGCCCGCCCCACGCAGCAGTATCAGACGCGATCCGGAGCGACGACGGCGCGTACCTCGACCACCCGTTCGTGCCGTAGGCAAAAGATGGGTTAGGGCAGAGGTTTGTCCGCGTCATCATCGGCTCCTTCCTGCGAGCTGCTTCCTACGAGCGAGGACACCCGCGCTAATCCCCTCGACGTGCGCGCGGAACCGCACGCCGTCATCAAGGACCAGATTGACCTGGGCACCCTCCAGCGAGACCCCAGCACCCGCGCCACTAGCCGCGAGCGCGGACACGTCGGCCCACTGGCGGGCGGTGAGGATCGCTTCGCGCTGGCCGGTTTGGTTGACTGCGGCGGTGACTCCGTCGGGGAGCCAGCCTCCACGGTCGTACTTGCGTGCGCCGCCGTAACGTCCGACCGAGGGAGAGCCCCAGATCGCAGTCTTGCGAGCACTCAAGCCTGGGCGCGGCTCCTCGATCATCTGGCCGTTGCCCGCGTAGACGGCGACGTGCCAGGCTGGGGATCCCCAGTAGAGGAGGTCGCCGGGTGTCGCCGATCCCCAGGGGACGGGTGTCGAGCCGGACTGGTATCCGGCGGCGGTCAGGCGAGGCCAGCCGAGGCCGAGCTGTTGCGCGGCCCAGTAGACGAGGCCGGAGCAGTCCAGGCCGGGCGGGATGCCCGATCCTCCCCAGACATATGGGACGCCCATGAGAACGGCCTTCATGGCTGCGCCGACGAGGCCCGCGCCGCCCGAGAGACCGGACTCGTTCACCTTCGAGGTGAACAAGGACTTGAGGCCGTCGAACAGCATCGGCGGGATACCGTACGCCACGGACTCCCAGAAGCTACCGTCCTTCGGGGACAACAGATCGCGCGCCGGCTTGATGACCAGGTTCGCGATTGCTGCAGCGGGATCTGTGACGATCTCCGCGACCGCCTCCGTGGTCTCCTTGACCCAGTCAAGGGCACCGGAGAAGCCGCCCTTCACAGCGTTCCAGATGCCGCCGTCAGCGAAAGCGACTTCGCCGCGGCGGCGCCCTGTCTCTCCGACGGTCGCGAGGCCGGAGCCGCGCGAGGCGTTGACCCTGTCAAGCCAAGGCTTCCCGCCGAGAGCTCGCAGCGCGTCAGGACGGATGATGCCCTCACCGCCGGACAGACGAAGCGCGCCGCCACCGTCCGGCGAGTAGAAGTGGTAGATGTCCTTGCCCGGGGAGTACCCGGGCGTCATGGTGGAGAAAACGCCGCCGGTCGCGTAGGCCGGAATCGCCTTGACGTCGGGGAGCCGGACAGAGAGGCCAACCTTCGCGGCGATCGTATCGAAAGCCGCCTTAATGCCGTCACGATACACCGTCGTGATGACAAAATTGATGGGCTTTGCTGCGGCGCCCTTGACCTTCTCGAACACAGACTCGACCGACTGACGGAACGACTCGAAAGAGTCCTTCATGCCGCCGATAGCGTTCTTAATCGCGGGGAAAACCACGTCGATCAGGACGGAGGACGCGACCTGCACCGCCG